GGTTGAGTCTATTCCGTCAATACTAACATAGCGTGGATCGCCCGTTTCCGAATGGTCGGGGTCGTTGGCATCTAAGTCTTGACTGCTCCAGATGACTAGTACATGATCTTCGGTGTCGTTCCTAAAAGAAAGCGGCACGGACACATCTAAAGCGAGGCTGTAGCTGCGTTGACCACTAACGCAAGTAAAACTACTCTCCTTAAAGAGCCAAAACCACTTAGCTCTGGAGGTAAGATCCTTACTTGCCAAATTTAAGTATGACCTTGCCCCATCCTTGAAGGTGGTGGAGGTCGTAGATAGTCCTACCCTGCGAAGCGCAATCTGAATTACTTCAATATTAGTCAATGTAAGTCTACCCAGCTTCCGTTAGCCCTAACTTGCAGCTTGTTGGATGTAGAATTGTATATAATTACACCATTGGCAACATTGAGCAAGGCATCACGCTGAGTGCCGGTGAGTTGGGGGGCCGCCAACGCACTAAATTGCGTCCCGTCACCCCTATACCCCGCCGCAAGCACATTCCCATTTACGGCCAAGTCACCATCAATGGGATCAGCCATGTTACATTGTTGCCTCTGAGGCGATTTGGTCAAGATCATACTCGCTCAGGTTGTTGCCATTGCCCTCCAGCCACCGATTTTTCCAAATCTCGACAGCTTCCTCACCACGATCCGCTATGCGGCTGGGCGGGGCTGGAATAAAGGTGTCAATGTGGGACACCTCACCAAACGCCTTGACCGTATTGCGAACCTGCTGGTTATTCATCGGCCTTTTTTTGGCGCGAGCATGGGTCTTATTGAGGTCCAGCCGTGTGCGGATCTTTTCTTTGACACCTTCGCTTGCATCAGCAATCAGGTCGGCAATCATATCCGCTGTAACGCTTGCTTCTGGAGCAGTTGCCGCCACCGGAAGCTCTTGCGCCTCTTCCGGGTCAAGACTTACTACGTTGGGCGGCTGCTTGGGAGTTTTATTATTCACGGTTGTTCTTTCTTGTTTAAGGTAGACTGAGGCGAAGCCGAGGCCCCGCCTCAGTCAATGGTGTACTACTCCAGATTCAGCATTATTGGCGCATATTCGCCAGTTGCAACCGTTGTCAAGGAGTGGCCTATCGCAACTTCCGTTTCCGCATCTTTAAGCTGCACCGCACCATTGGTGCCGTCCGATAGCGTTAACTGGTTGCCCTCGGTGATCGTACCATCGGCCAAGCAAGTTGCCTGCCCTCTGGTCTGCACCCAAGCAAAATAGCCGGAGGTTACGTCTATCATTGTCACGCCCGTTGGAAAAAGATCAACAAGCGTACCCTGGGTTGCATCGGTGATGTGGCAGTTATTGTAACGGCTCGCGCTAATGGCCCAATCAGTAGCACCAGTAGTGAGTGCTGTTACAATCGGATCGTAGAGCGTGAACGCGACCACATCACTAGCGGCGGCACCGTTGCTCTTGATCCGGTAGGTGAATCCTTCGCCATCGCCATCGGTAATATGCAGATAAGAGCCTGCATAATCGTTGGCCTCAACGCCCTGGAAGTCAGCCGGAGGTCCAGCACTGCCTGCGGCGGTTAGCGAGACAACAGTAGAGCCAGCCGTGGCGGTAGCAATAACGCCATCCGAAATCTCATCGGCGGCCCCCGTTGACTGATCAGCACCGACCATCTTTCCAACCGTCACCGCAGCATCAAAGTTACAGTAACGAAAGACGCGCCCATCAAACAACTCGAATCTATGGCCCAACTTATACTTGGCAGTAGACGATTCGGTGTACAGGCCGACATTCCCCGCGCCGCCGATACCGCCTACGCCAAAATTGGCATTGTCATTACGTGACATTATTCGTTCTCCTTTGTCCTTTTCTCGGACTTAAAGCCCCATTGGCTTGGGACTCGGATGATTATTACGCAGTCAGGTTGTAAATAACGCCCTGTCTGCGACGATTGTTGGTAGTCAACTGAAGACCAACAATGATAAAAGCAACCTTCGCCATCTGATTGGCTGGCTCACGAAACGGGGTCTTAGCGAAATTCATCCCGGTCTGCATCTTCAGCTTCAGATAGTTGGTATTGAGGAAATACATCCGGCCCGAACCGCAATCACGATCATACTGGATCGGAATGCCCCTAAAGGACGGCAAGCGACCATCAACGCCGGGCGTGTCCTTGCCCGTAAGACGTTGATAACCCGTTCCCTCAAAAATCTCCTCGAAATCGCCATACAGGTCATTCGTGGTAAAGATGTGGGTGGGCTGCTCGTTGCCCTCGCTAACGTCATTCCAGGTGGTACTCATCCGCAACATGCCCTCGTAAAAGTTCGTGTTACTGATGGTTTTGAACGAGGTATCGCCGCTGGCATTGTTGGTCTTATTCTTCCACCAACTATTGCCACTGACGGTGATGCCGCCCAAGGTGGTCGGGGTGGTGCCAGGCGCATCAGCAATGATGTCCTGTAGTCCGAGCGGAGCCTTGCCCGCCTGCGCCGAGTAGAGGCTGGAGTTGATCTGGTCGCGCAAGGTCAGCATAGACTGCTGCGTCTTCGCTTCCAGCAACTTCATAGCTGCATCGGTCTTGCGGTTTTCCATTTCCTCAACATGGTTGATGGTAATAGGACAACTCGCATAGCGAAACGGATAAAAGGCTGCCGTGATACCATCGACAGCATCAGTGTTCAGCACATCGTAGCCGCTGAAGTATTCAGCCGAGTTGCCCGCATAGAGAATGTCCTCTTGGATCTCTTTGCCGCCATTCTCCATCTCAAGCGAGCCACTGGAACGAAAAGCCTCCAAGGTGGGGTATGAGGCAAAAAAGTTATCCGTAAGACGCTTGCGCTTGGCCCGCATAGTCAAGGTCCATGCCGCGTCCCATGTTTCAGTCGTTGAAGTACTTGCCACGATAAATTCTCCTGTAACAGTTGTTACAATTATTCAAAGCCGAGTCCTTGCAATTGGGACAGGACTTCGTTGTCGGTTAATGCCGAACCGCCCTCGGAGGCATTGCCAGAGGTGTTTGTGCGTAGTGCATTTTTTGAAGATCGGCGCACTTGCTTGTCGGCTGCTCGTAGAGAGGCTGCGGTTCCGGCAGTAATGCCAGCGGCCTTTTCATACGCCTCTTTTACTGTATAGGCGTTCCCCGTCAATGGATTCAAGTGCGGCTTATTGTTACGATCATTCTCCATTAGCCGCAGCATCTCAGGGGTCCACTTTGGGTTGCGAACATCCTCGCCATGCGCCTCTATTGCCTCTGCAACAGCAGCGGAAGTCTTGGCCACGGCCTCAGAGTGTTCGCGCTCCTGTAATCGCTGCGTAGTTGGGCCTATAAGAGCTTCACTGCGCTGCATCCGCTCTACCAATGCGTTATAGCGACCTTCAAGCTCGCCAAACTTCTCCTGCGTTCGCTGTTCCACGTAGAAGTCCATAAAGTCCATTGCTTTATTTTCTTCGTCGGTAGACTGCATCCGCAACTGCTGCACCGGGTCGAGTTGTTGTGGTGCGGGTGCAACAGCTTGCACTCGGTCAGCCCACTCACGTTGCATGTTGCTCAATTCGGCCTGCCGCGACTCTTGCTGCCTTCGCTGATCGGCCAAGTCTTGCATCTTGCGCGTGTAGTCGGCTTGTTGCCTCTTCACGGCTTCCTGGACGGGCTTATACTGCTCCGGCACGGTATTTGGGTCTACTCTGGCCCAATCTACCGTGTTCGGGTCAAATGTCTCGGCACCTTCTGACTCAGAGTGTCCAACATCAGTCGAGGAGGTTTCGCTCGGAGTATCTTCGGGAAAAAGCTCTACGGTAGTCGAAATATCCGCAGAACCGTCCAAGGAGTCCGGTGAAGTTGTCTCGTCTTCTGACATGGAGTCCAAATCCAGTATTGCTTCGGACATGGCTGCTTATTCCTCCATTTGCCGTTGAGCAGCCTGTGCAGCCTCGGCGGGTGTTCCCCCGAAAGACCACTGCGGGCCGTCAACCTTGGTTTTTTGCAAGTCGTTCTCGGACTTTTGATGGCAGCGTGAGCCGCCAACGGGGTCCGAGGACTCTACTACGTTGTATTTTTTTAGTAACTGTTGTTTATGGGAATAGCTCTCCACCACGCAACCAAAGCCGCCATGATACTGGCCATACATGCTTGAATTGGTCTGGTGGATGGTGTTGCCGTTGCGAAACGTCATTTTAGCCATTCCATCGCAGCTTTTACAGTCAATCTCACGCTTTATGTCTTTTATGGCGGCAAATGTTACATCTTCTTGCAATTCATTGCATTTGCTACACCTAAAATCGTGGAATACCATTAGTTTTGCCCCGGCGCACGTTGAACTTGCTGTGACATCTCCTGTGCTTGCGACCTCACCATAGAGACAATGTTACCTTCCTGGCCGCCCCGTTCTCGAACTTCCCTACTTTCGGGGTCAGGGACCGCTGCGCCGCCGCCCTGGCCCTGTGCTTTTTGCTGTAACGCCTGTGCATGTTGCAGGAGGTGCTGTTGGGCAATGGCCATAACTTGCTGCTGCTGTGGCGGGAGGAGTTGTTGAAATTCCGGCAAGGTCTGTATTTGACTATGGATGCCCATGTGGACTTGGTGATTCTCCTCGAATGTTACATTCGGATCGGAACCCTTCATTAGATATGCCACGTTCTCCATGCTGGCGAGCTTCACGGCATCGGCATCAGCCTGCTTGCCAAGGTATTTCTCTGGGTCACTGACCTTAAACGCTTTCAGTAGCCCCTTTATAGCCTCGGTTCGGTCTATTTCCGGCAATTGTATGGTGTAGTTGAACAGGGCCAGCGCATCCTCTCGCTCTAATTGCTCAGTGATGGGCGAAGTGGACCCTGCTACAATGTCAATCTTAAAACGGACCCGTAACATATCAGATGTTACAGTTTCATATACGGGGTCCATTTCATCTTGCGCCACATTAACCAAGAACTCTTCGGGGGTATAGCGAGCATCAGCCATCATCCGTAGCGTGTTGTGGACCGTAGTCTTGTAACATTCAGCTACTCGCTGTTGCATCCACTCTCGGTTTAACTGCCCAAAGCTCGCCTGTAAGCTGGCTTGCGTGGCGGTTAGCTTGGGGCCGCCCCCCATTGCCATCTGACTGACGTTTAGTGACTGCTCCTCATACTCCCGCGCATCCCGCTCTATCCCCAACTGGTCTGGGGGTGGGTTGCCGAAGTCCATCGAACGAAACGACGAATTGGGATCTTCTACCCATATAATATCACCATCGCGGCCTTGCTCCAGCGTTTCTCCAATGTCGGCATTGGCATCGCGTTCGCGCCTTGCGCCCAATACCGTGCGGGAAAATCGCTTGAGTAGGTCGGCGCGGCGGGAGATGGACTCTACGATTAACTTTTGCGTGTCTTCAGCATAAGCCATCGGCGGCTGGCCGTAAAAGGAATCCTGGGTCTGGTCAAATTGCAGGGCGTAATAGGGGAAGCCCCCACTCGTAAGGTAGCCGCCCTCTGGCTCGAACTCGCCCGTCATCATTTCCTCACCCGTAAACGGGTCGGGAACTGTCACGGGCCGCATCGCCAACATCGGATGGTCTATTTCTTCGATAGGCTCTTTGACGCTTTCGGCAAAAGTAATGCGCTTGCGGTGCATACGGTCATGGATCTCGTATAGGACCGTCATCTTGCCTTGGGACTTGGCCTCCTTGACTGCATCGGCCTCTTCGTTTGCCCCACTGCCTTCTACGTCGCCAAGAAGGGCATCGCCTGCGTCTTCCTCACTGATGGGCTGGATCTGCCGACTGTTGACGAACCGGTCATCTTGGCGCACATACTCCAGCGGCACCACCATCTTCTCAATGACATAGCGGGCGTGTGACAATTTATGAGGGGGCGTAAGGGGGTCGATAAAAATATTGAACGGATTAACTCGGTGGACGTATGGGAAGTCATTGGAAAGCGCGTCATTAATCGTATAAGGCGCGACCATATCCGCATCGCCTGGCGGGTTGTAACCAAATTTCAGCCAGCCCACGTTACAGAACAGCGCATCAAAAATAACCTGCTGCACCTCGGCCTTGGTGTCCATCTGCTCCAATGCGGCATTGGCTACGCGCTCTAATATCTCTGAGGCAAACTCTTTCCCCTGTTCCTCTACATGGAAGAACACATGCGGGTAATTATAGCTAATGCTGGCGATGATCTGCCGCGACAGGGGATAAAAGCGGGAAACCCTCACGGTCTTGTCTTCGGGCAAGCCTGGCACCTCAAAGTCCAACTCGTAAGCGTCCAGCAGCCTGCGCCATATCTTATGACGCGCTCGCATCCACACCTTAGTGTTTTCAATCGCACCGCGCCAGAACTCTATATCAGCTTGCTTCATTAGCCCTTGCGCGTCTGTGGCTTGGGGGTGCCATTAAAGCCGGTGGTCCCGCCCTTTTTGCGAGCATTCGTCACCGACTGGCCCGTGCGCCGTGAGGCAGCCTTGGCCTGAGCCATGCCTTTAGCATCATAGCTATAAGACTTACCACCTACCTTGGGCATTACTTGGCCCCTTTGCCCTTTTTCATCGTATCGCCACCCGCAGGCAGCGGCTTAACACGCTTGGCACCGGAAGGCTTGGACTTACTCGGCTTGGGCGTTCCATTAAAACCCTTCATAGCTTGCTCGTATCGTATGCCTACAGGAAACAACGCCCCGTAGGTCGTTTTTTGTTCCATGTTTTGTAAAATAGTAACACTTGTAACAAAAGTCAAAGCCCTTTTAAGTTACGCAGTATCGTAACGGCCTTTCCGTTTGCCCCCCTGCGTCAAGGAGTCAAGGGCTTGCTGTGCGGTGCCTTCGTATTGCTGCTCATCGGGCGCAGCATGGGGTTTGTAACAGTGCATCATAGCATATCGCCACTCATCGGCGGCATGGTCCTCGGCATGGGTGTCGAGGTCTTCGGGGTTGCGCGATGACCTCGGCAGCGTAGGCACCGTCCTACATAGCGCATCGTTCCAGCCCGCAAAGCAGTAAAAACGCTCATTTATAAGGGCATCGTTACAAATACGCCACCCGTTGACCCTATCGTTGTTGGCTCGCGTCAACCAAAGGCCATGCTCGCCAAAGACATCGGCGGGCGAGCGGTTCATCGCTTCGGTAAGTCTGCGCTTTACAAAAATACTCGGATCGGCATAAATAGCTTGCGGGTGACGGCCTGCCGTGAAGGGGCAGCCCTCAATAATGGCATTAATGTTATCGGCATGTTGCGAAGCCGAGGCATTGCCTTGGTAGTATTCCGTGATGCGGTATATGTTATCATCATGGTCCACGGTATATAGGCCAAAGGAACTAGGGGCCGATTCGCCATAATCAAGTGCGCCGAATAGGGGCCAATGATCGGGGATGTTAAACGAAGGCACCATGACCCTATCCCCGTGCCAGTTACTAAAGAACGCCCCCACCATAGCGTCCCAATCCCCAGCCAGCCACGCCTTGACTAACTGCTCATCTCCTACCGCTTTCAACCGGTCAATGTAACCGGGGTCACTTTGTAACAATACCTTATTGTCAGTAACAAGACTGCGGATATACATCCGCGACATCTTGTCTTGCCCCGTTATTAGGTGGCCTTCTTCGGTGGCATCGACAAAATATCGCTTTACCTCGTTATGGCCAGGGCCGCCAGGGTTGCCGGTAACACGAATGCGCTTGACGGGAATAGCATGGGCCGAGCGCAGGCAAGCCTTGAGTCTATGGTAGGCTTTGAGGTTAGGCCACGAACCCACTTCGTCCCACCCGATCCACGTATATTGGTGGCCTTGGTAGTGATCGGCATCTAATTCTGTTTCTATATGACGTAGCTTGAGCGTAGCCCCACCGGGAAAGTGCCACGTATGGGAGCCGACCTTATATTCAGCCCCCGGAAACATATCAAAGTAGATCGCACGGCTGCGGTCCACGATCTCGTCCAGTTCGGGGTAGGTGCGGCGAAACAACACCCCCCGCCAATGCTCGCCATACTGCTCTACGTCAGCCGCGAAATCTCCGAGAAGATAATCCGTCTTACCACCCCCACGCGCTCCACCAAAGAAGATTTCATCCACAAAAGAAGCGCGTATAGCCTTTTCCTGTGGTCCGGGCTGCGGTTGCCAAGGCATTGGTTACTCTTCCTCTACCTCGAAATCCGCTTCAACCGACTTCGACTCCGGCACCGCCTCCAACATCTGCTGGTTTTGCTTGATCCACTCCGCATACGTTTCGGCGCGGGGCGGCATGTTCGGCCCCCTCATCTCCACGGTATGTTCGACCTGTATGCGGTCATCCCCCACTTCAATGCGGATCTGCTCCAATACCTTCATCCGCAAGCTAACCCGCTGCGAGGGGATATGCTCAAACATATCCGATAAGACCTGCACCCGCTCCTTACGATCCGCAAGGCGAATCTCCGAGAAATCCTGCTGGTATATACGCAACTGTTTCTGGTATTCAGCCTTGAAGTCCTCGTCGTTCTTCCACTGCGTAATAGCCGAACGCGACACCCCTACCTGCTGGGCAATCTGACCCGTTTGGCGGCGGCGGCTATACCGATCCAGTATCATCATCTGAATCGCTTCGCGGTGCTTATCCTTTATCTGCATCAATAACTCCAGACCGTAGGCCGAGGCCCATGATACGCATCGCTGGCAAGGTCATCCAAATGCAAGAATCGACCCTCCTTGCCGTGCTGCTTTACGCCAATACCCGTAAACCCCAACTGCAATGCAAATCGCAATACGTCCAACGCCTTCTCGCCCCGACAGACAATATCCACCGCTCGCCCCATCGTATGAGTGCCGGGCTTACCCTTGCCCACCTCCACCGGATGCACCACCGAACGATACCCCGAACTAATGATCAATGGCCCCACCTCGTTGCGAAGGGCCTGTAATCGGTTCAAGAACGCCTCGTCCATAACGCAGGCTCCGGTATGGGAACACTTCAACTCGCCAAAGGAGAACGAAGGCCACCGACTGTCGCTATTGAACATCTCTTCCGTAAATGAAGTTGCCGCCATCTCCTACTCCTCCTGTGGCCTGTGTAGCACCATCGGTGTATGCTCGCCAACGAAAGAGCCTGTAATATTATGATTCACATGCTCCACGGCCTCTTCGTAATCACCGGACCCCAGCTTCATTGTAACTTCAACCAGCAAGAGGTAATCATAGGCCGCCACCGGACCCAATCCGCACCGCTCCACTACCCCAACAAGGGCCTCGTCGTAGTCGGCTGGTTCCCAGACCACGGCATCCGGGCAGCACTCGGCAATAAACTCGCGCATACCTCCCATAATACTGTAACAGACCCCCTCTGTCAAAACAAAAAATTTAGGGGCGTAGCCGGATATACAAAGGCCCCCCCCAAGGCGGGTCGAAGTAACTGAGTAACAAGGGGGGTCCAGCGACAAGGCATTTGGACGGGAGTATATACGGGTTCGTTCGATGATGAGGCCCCGCCGGGGCGGGTCACCTCGGCAATCATAAAGAAGTTTATAATAATCATAAATAAGTTTATAATTGTTGTAACATCCTGTAACACAAGGACTTGACCCAATTTACCCGCTATTCTATACTAACGATAATGCCTGTTATAGTTAGTCAAGGGGGCTAAGCCCCTGAATAGGGCCGCCAAGGCCAAGCAATGACAAGGGGCAGGGAAAGGCACCGCCAAGGGGCGCAAGGCCCTGAGGGGGCAAGAGAGCAGCCCTGAGGGGCATTGTAACTTGTAACGGCTGTTACATCGAGAGATTACGGCTGAATTGACGTATACTCCCCCCTATCTCGATGCGACACTAGCTTAGACCTTGGACCTTGGACCTTGGGCCTTGGACCTTGGGCCTTGGACCTTGGACCTTGGACCTTGTTACAATCCTGGGACCTTGGGCCTTGTCATAGTACTAGGCCGGGGGCTTAGTCTAGTACTAGGCTAGTACTAGACTAGGGGCTTGCCGGGGGGCGTTGCTTGCTCGGCGGGTATGGGTAATTGTTACAAGTTTGCGGGGGGGCTTGTACTCTTCGACGAGGTTCCGTTATAAATTTTTTGCCTATTTTGGGCTTGGGAATCTCGCAGAAAACCAAACAAAAAAGCCCCCGGCAAGGTCTATGCCGGGGGCTTGTCTTCGGGCTTGGGGGATCTTAGTCTTCTACGACCTCAGCAGTCAACGCCTCCCCGCCCTTAGTATACACGACCACATGCGAGATTTCACCTGATGACTTGTCATCAAGTACTATATCGCAAAAGTCAACATGGTCCTGGTAATCGCTAACAACTACCGTCAATGTCTTCATTTTATACTCCTTCGCTTGGCTCGCCATGTTGGGCAAACGGATGGGCTGCTATGTAGATCCGGTCCAACTCCCGCGCTATCCTTCGGGCCTCTTTGCGCCTTCTACGCTCGACCTTGCGCTTGCTTATCCTGTGGGCTTCGGGCTTGTTAGTCATTGCTATAGCCTGCTTCCTTGAATAGTTCGCTTATGTAGCTATGGGCTGCGTCTGGGCTGCTACAATCGCTGCTAAAGCGCGTATTAATCCGTGGGATATGGACATCAAAGCCAGGCAATATAAAGCCCCTGCTGCTGCCCTCGCCATAGCCCCCGCCATCGGTTTGTCCTAAAAGCTTGGGGCTTCGCTCCTGACAAGCAAAAATAACACGCCTCAACATACCAGGGTTTGCCAGGCAAAACGCGACCCGGTCTAAATCCAAGCCCTGCCCCATCTCAAGAATCGGAAAGGTAATCAGCCAATTTTGAAAGCCCCCCCGCTCACTACTTTGACAGCTACTCATATACTGCAACTCAACAGCTACCCCCTGGCTTTCTAGGGCTTGTATAGCCGACAATAAAGCTACTCCCCGGTTAAAGATCGCCGCTTCTTTCGTACGACCACTACACCCCCCTTCAATCAATACCTTGCAAAGTGGCTTATCAGCCTTCGGCTCCAAATATTGCATATTAGCAGGCTCGCCAGAAATATAAAGGGGTACGTTCGGCACACTCCCGGCAACGTCAAAGGTCCAATCATCTTTATATAGCTGCGCATCGCCTGCCCCTACCAACATGGCCCGAAGTTTCTTTGTGGCACGGGGAAAACCGTCTAAGCCCATTCGCCAGTATTCCTTCATAACGGCTTCGCCATCCCCGCCCAGATGCTCGACCTCTTTGCAGTCCCACCCCACCCTATAGCCGCTCGCACTGGCAGGCTCGCGCGTTGTAACACGCTCACTGTTTTGTAACCAATCAATGATAGCCGACAGGCTTGGGGCTTCTATTCCAATGTAGCTGCCCTTGTGATCAGCGTCTTTATATTCCGTGTCGCGCCACATCTTAGACGTTCCCTTCGCTGTTGTCCGAAGCCTTGGCTTTAATCTTACGTACTTGGTCGGGGTCTAAGCCTTTCCAAATAAAGGCTTCTTCTACCCAACTACGCTTGATATCAGCCCGTAAGAGGTCGATGCCTTTTAATGCTGCGCGGGGGCTAATGATGTGGTTCAAGCCAAGCTCTTCGACTGCAATGGCCCACGCCCGGACATCGGCAAAATATTTGTCAAAATCGGCTTGTGCATAACTGCGTTTTACTTTGTAATCAATGGGCTTTTCATCGCCGTCAAAATCTATCTGTGCGATGGCTGCTGTTAGCTGCCAATCATACTGCATATCAACAAAAGCATAGCGCTCTGTAACAGCTCCGTCGATGGGCTGCCTGCCTGCGTGTTTCTGGGTACTACCCTTGCCGATGGTGTTGGCTGCTGCAATACACTTAAAATCCGGGTGAATCTCTACCATCTCGCCGTTGGGGGCTGCCAATACGCCATTTTCAAGCGCAGCGTTGAAGGCTACTAAAGCCCCTGGGTTGCTTGCGTCAATTTCATCCCACAAATAAAGCCCACCGTGCTTGTAACAATTGTAAAATGAGGTAGAGATATAATTGCCGTTAGCATCCATGTAGCCCATCAATTCGTATTTTTGTAGAATAGCCCCCGTGTAGTAAAAATCCAATTTCAAGGCTTCGGCGGTGCGCTTGGCCAGGGTAGTTTTCCCGCTACCCGAAGGGCCACATAAATAGACATTCAGCCCCCGGCTAACCAACTCTAAGACCCAAGGGAAAATCCTATGGTTGAGGCCTTTGATCTCTACCGTTTCACCATCTTTTGTTACATCTATTTTGTAGTGCGCTGAGATACTACTCTCCAGGCGGGAAAGCCTTTCTAATATTTCATCAACCCTTTCGTCTTTGCCCCCCCCGAAGATACCCGCAACCGCTTCGGCCTGCTCCTTGGTAATTGTTACACTCCCGGCCTTGGCTTGGGGGGGGGGGGGGGGGGGGGGGGGGGGGGCGGCTGCATCTCGCATATCATGACAATGAGCCGGACATAGGGCCGGGCGATACTCTCCCGCCGTATTGGTAGGCCAGGCCTTATTGTCCTGTAAGGCCCTGCGCTTAGACATATAGTGGTTATCGCAAATTGCGCCAATGGCCTTGCTCCGCGCGGGGGCGGTACAGGTGGTGAAACTGCAAGTGGGGTTAGTCATTCTGCTGTCTCCTTATAAGTGGTAGTGGGTAAGAGCCTATCTCCTGCCCGCGCTTATGTTATAACTTAACAAATGACAAGTCAAGTTTATTTTTTAGCAAGCCCCTGCTAAATCGTTGTAACAATGTGTATAGGCTATATGTTACAGGCGATAAAAAAACTTTTGGGGGGCTTGGCCCTATGGGGCAAAATACCGATCTACTCCCCTGCAATATTTGCGCCCTATCAAGTTGTAACAAGTA